AAGCAAAGACAGGATTAGAATAACTTACCTGTTGAATTTTGGTGGGGAATCCCGAAGAACTAATATCACCCATACCAAATGTCTCTTGTGCTAATGTAAATGGCTTATTAAGTCTATCTTTAATCATATCTACCTCAGACTTAGGTCCTTGGATAGTCAATGTGTTATAACACCAATTTGGCATTTTATATCCTTTCGTTGATATGTGATTATTATATACTAGACCACTGACAAATACTTATCAATTTTCCTTATTTCATCTTCTCTTTTTTTACTCTTATATTTTTTTACAATTTTTTTTCTAGCATTTGAGCAGGCAAACCATCCTTTATTTTTAGTGCTCAAATAGATCAAAAGTACATCTCCGCATATAGAGCATTCTCCTATTTGATTAGATTTAATAGATTTGTCTTGTTTAGTAATATGATGAGCATTGCTATCAGTTGTTACTATTACTCGATTCCCCTCAATTTTTATTGCCATTAGAGAATTATATATGAGACCACTGACATTTGGAATAGAAAGCTTCTGTGATTCCCGCCACATAGTGGCCAAGATCACAAAATTCCAGGGGATTTAAATTTGACTTCTTAAATAGAAATTGCTACCCTCTGTCTTTTGCGGGCAAAAAAAATCCCAGCATAAGCTGGGAATGTAAAGGCTGCTAGAGTCTACCAACGAAAGTAAAAAGCTCTGCCTTATTTAACGACTAGGGAAACCTAATAGCCGCACCTCTACTTATAAGAAGGCCCCTGGGCCTACTTAAATTATACCATAACTAGTCGACTGTATTTTTGTACAAAATCGGCTAATGATAAACTAAATACTTCTGTGGTTAGGTCCTCTTCAAACAATGTAAATGTTTTAGCGGTCCAGTTAATTACAGGAATTTTGTGCTCGTTGTCTAGAATTCTATCAACGCTTAAGCCCCAGCCTGTTTCAGACTTCCAGTCTTCTCCAATTAGATTAGAGATAGCAATACGTGTGGCATATGATTCATCCTGCCACCTTGGCTCTGCAGCACTTACAGCGCTAGCCAAGTTTGCTAACATCTCATGGCCCGCCCAGTGCCCGTACAAAAAGATTGTGTTGCCGTCAGATTGCTTGAATCCGAAGTTTGCTCTGTCTCCCATTTTATTCCGCCGTTTCTAGTATAGGTGTTGGTTCTTCTATTTTGTTTAAGTCTATCACTTCATAAGCGACCTTGTCAAGGCCTGCTTTGCTTGCATTGTAGTGGTGCCCGCAAAAGAATAACTCTCCTTCTACAAGCTTAACTAAATACATTGCTTGTGCTGTACCGCATTGATCACAGCCAATCCATCTTGTTAGATCTTCCGTTGTCATAGTTGTCCGCCTTCTATCATTTCAGATATTCTATCTAGAATCCAAGAATCGATATCCATGATGTCAATCTCTGATAACTTCTCCATCATTTCTTCACGAGCAAACTTGTACCCGTCTGTGAATCCATCCTTGTAGTCTGACATTTTATCTCCCTGTATATCCTGTTGGCTCGTAGTCTGATATGTATGATTCTGTTAAATTATACTTATCACGAATGCGACTTACCTTCTCAATACTACCAGTTCCAATGTTGAAAGTCAACGGTGCGATTGTCATTGGGTCCAACCCAAGCAACTCCGCATCCCAGGTAGCCCTCGCAAAGGCTACCTGGTTTGGAGCGGTTAACTCAAAGTACATTAGGCTTCACGCACATGACACACTTCGGTGTCATCAATTGTTATGTTGCCATTGTTTGAATCAGCATAAAGAGCATCTGTGACTTCTGAATCTAAATCTAATTCATAATCAGAATCAAGAATGTTGTATGTATATGTTCCGCTAACCTCAAGAGTTGCGGTGAAAAGAACTTCTCGAACTAGTTCAATGCCAAGCGCTTCAGCAATTGCACGTAGTGTATCTTGGTCATCTGAATCAGCATATGCCTCAGTAATAATATCTTTAACAGTATTAATCTTAGACTGAAGAGTAGTTACATTCTTCTGTGATTGACGTCCATTGTGTAGGTCCCACTCAAGAGATGCGACCTTGTCTGTTGCATATTCAGCATCTGAATAACCACGGATTACTTTGTAGGTAACCAATAGGTTAGGGTTGTATGTATCAGGGATTGGTGATGTTGTTACTGTTGATTCCATTTGTTCCTCTTTCGTTTGGTTTGAAGGTGCAATTGTAGCATGCTCCACTGACACCAAGGTGGTCTTACGGCCACACGGGCATGTGAGTTCTGTCACACCTGATGGGAATCCGAACCCATCAGATGATGTTAGTTCTATTAAGCAATCGCATTCATCTGGGTCGCAGACAAATGTATATTTAGATGATACTAGTTCGTTGGTCATGGAAGAATTGTACCAGGGCCCACTGACATTCACAATAGATTCCAGGGGATTTTTTATGATCCCCGTATGATAAAAATCACACCCGCAACATTGCGGGCATTGTCGACAAATCTATTTGGCGACCCCTACGGGACTTGAACCCGTGGCCTCTACCGTGACAGGGTAGCGCTCTAACCAACTGAGCTAAGAGATCGTGCAGGCAGTTTTAAATCATGCCTAGGATTTTTATTTATTAAAACGCAGAAATTAATTTCTTAATTTTATTTTTTTCTGCGGTTAAGATTGGGTCAAACCCTGATGCACCCGCCATGAGTGTTTCAGCGTTTCCACGTGATGAACGATAGTAATCAAGGCGTTCAGTAAGTGCATTAAACGCACCCCATTTTGTGCCCTTGATATTAGCGTTAGTTGGTGAGTTATGATAAAGGTCATCAAGCAGAACAACCTTATTTTCCCACTTAGTTAGCGCAACTTTTGCTGCATCCTTGTCTGGCTTAGGATAGATTGTCTGAATCAACTTAGAAAATTCAGCATCAGTAATTGCTTGTGAGTAAAGAGATTTTGCTTCTGCTTCAAACTCATCAAAGTAACCAAGCGCAAGACCAAGGGTCTCACGTGCAACTTGAATGCGACCTTCAACAGATTGTGTATGACGAATTTTGAATGATTGCTTAGCATTACGCATTGCAAGATTCAAAGTGTTTTGGCATACAACACGAACAGGTGTAACCGCTGCTTGAACAGCAACAGAGCCGTCATGAGATGTCCAAACAATAAGATATAATTTTGTCTCATCATTTGCACCTTGTGGGTCAAGCACCATTGTGCGGGGAATATCAACAGTTCCAAACACAACTTTACCCTTTTTTAGAGAACCAGCAGATTCCCAACGGCAGTCAGCGTTAGCATCATGAATTGCATCAGCGAATGCAAACAATTCTTCATTCTGCACAGGCTTGTAACGCTTTCCAACAGTTGCAAGAACATCAGTTCCGCCATTGAATGGGTTATCACGAATGACAAGAGATGCATTCGATACATCATTCCAAGATTCTGAAATGTGGTCAGTTAGTGGAGACAAGCGAACATTCCAATTTGCCAATTTTGCTTCTTCAAGCATTAGGGCAGTTGTAACTTCCTCATCTTTTGTAAAGATGCGATTTGCAAGGTTGTGCCAAGCAGGAGCGCCACGCAAAGCGAATGCAACTTCGCCATTTTCGGTTTCGAGATTATGAGCCATTTTTTACCTTTCGTTAGATTAGTTGCAATTATAGCAGGGGGGTCTGACATTATCAATAGTTAGATGCAATATATCCCAATTGATCCATGTGATCAATCTCACAATTTTCCAGGAGTTTTCCACAGCCTGCCGTAAGCCTGTGGATAACCCCGCAGCTTTGTGGGCATTGTCGACAATTGGGGCGGGAATAGGATCCCGCCCCGTTAATCAAATTACTTTATATTTATTTACAACCGCTTCATCAAGAAACATTGCAGTTGTCTTTTTCTTTTTTACATTATCAAATACATAAGCATTTACTTTACCGCTAAACTTACGCAGATTAGAAAATACTAATTCAGTTAGATACTCTTTATCAACGCCGCTATCTGAATAAATAGTTACATCATTCATTTTGTTTGCGTCATAGATTTCTACACGATAACGATTTTTCATTTTGGTCTTTCTCTAGTAGGGATAAGAAGTATAACATTGGGGGCTAGCTTTTGTCTAGCCCCCATAAGATTATGCGCCGATTTTTACCATTGCCCAACGCAGACCATTTTCTGTATTCAATCCAAGTTTAGTTAGTGTTGGACGAATAGAAATGATTTCTGTGATGGTGCCAGTAATTCCTGATTTACCAGTTGTGAATACATCTCCCTTGCGGTAGAAGCGACCCTTAGCAGTATCTAGAATTGGTGACATTTTATTACCTTTCGTTAGTTGGTTGGTTGAGTAGTTTAGCGACATACTCAGGTCGTTGTATTAGTTAGAGATAACGAGCAATTTGCTTCATTGTAGAAGCATTTACTGTTTCCTCATCTGTCATCTTTAGAATTGTGAGAGCATTTGTGATGTCCTCTACAATTTCATTGTATGAGTGCTGGTGCATAACTGTATAATCACGCTCAGGCTCTTTTGGCAAATCCTTTTCGGATACTGTCAAATCAAAGTCAATGTTGAGTGTGTTATTCCAAGAACGATAAGAGGTGCGAAGGTTCTCTGACTTCTTGATGTTTGCGATTGCATAGTCCTGAAGTTCTTTCTGCCAAGCCTTACGAGCCTTTTCATACTTAGCCTCGTTTGCACCTTGCTCTGCGTAGTCCTTTTTGATTGTTGCTAACTTTGTTTCCAAAGCCTTGATTACCTTTGGTGTTGCCACCTTTACTGTGATTGCTCTGCTCATTTGGTATTACCTTTCGTTGGTTAGTTTGTTTGAGTAGTATAACATAGGGGTCTGACATTTCCCCGAAGGGAGAGAGTTCTTACTTACGACATTGGACGAGAACACTCTCTGAAACTGTCCCTGTTTCGTTTAGCCGTTTAGGCTAGGCTATCGGCAAGAACTGTTGTCCAGCGTTCGCCATTGTCTGTTTCCAGACGGACACGCACCGAGCCAGATGCGTTAGGAATAATCTCTTTGATTACTCCTGTTTCCTTCGACTTTAGAGTGGTGAATAAATCACCAACCTGATAGGTTTTGTTTCCTAGTGTCATTTTGCTTCCTTTCTGTTTAGGGTGTTATTGTAGCAGTTGGGTCTGACATTTTCTAGCCCAATCTTATTATTTGAGATACCAAGCGTGTGAGTAATCTCACACGCCTGGTTTTGATCCCTTAGTCCTCGTATTGTGGAAGCCAAGCCTCTAAGTGGTGAGCATCTACAATAGCGTGTGCAGGGCAGGAAGTCTGACCTCGCCAAGAGATACCTTCAGGCAAGTTAATCTCTCGCCCATAGTCCTCCTCATAGTATGCGTCAATAGCATCTATGCAAGGTTGCACCATTGAAACGGGAACGGGTGGATAGTGATTACCTTGCAAGTGATAAGCAAGTCCTGCCTCTAGTGATAAATCTTCTTCAAGTGCTAAGGCTGTTGTGTATCCCATTTTTATTCTGTATCCTTTACTGTTAATTCTGCCCAATAGTTACCTGTATTTGCTACCTCTAAAGTATTTGATAGTGATAACGCATTAAGTGTTGCACCCTTGCACATTTCTTGAATTGCATTTTCAGGAAGTGCAATTAGTGTTGGAAGCATGCTTGCAGGAATTTTATCCAAGTCAATAATTGCCTCGAATGTTATTGTGTGTGGAACTTTCATTAGATTAGACATTTGTTACCTTTCGTTGTTGGAATAAGAGTATTTTAGCATAGGCCACCGACATTACCTAATCCATTTACGGCGTGTCGCAGCTTTTGTGAAATTAATCACAAAATTTCAGGGGTTGTGGATAACCTCCCATAATTGTGGATAACCCCCCACAGCTTTGCGGGCACCTGATCATTTTGTCAAGTCGACACGCCGCTAACTTCTAAACACTGCCCAAATTGCTAACGGTATTGGAAGACATATCGCTAAAATAAAAAGCATTCCTATAACTGCACCAATAAACTCAGTCAAAATTTTTCCCCTTGTGTTTTATTTTACGTGTGTACTTTTTTTTATTGCGAACAGGTTGCGCCGCATTGCTACGGCGCAATTCCTGAATGCGTTTAACTTTACTTTGAAGAGAAGTTAGGAACATGATAACCACTCGCTTCATGAAAACGATTTACATCAAATCGCTCATTATCCTTGGCAAACATTTCAGCAAAGTCATTTACAACTTTAGAAAAAACAGCGGGATGAGTTTTGTTACTCATGAAATTCAAAATCTCTGCGGTTGCTACATAGTCTTTACGTGTCATCATTTTTGTGTAACCTTTCCATTTCGGTAGAAGTTCTTAGTATGCATTTTACCAGAGGGCTCTGACAAATTATAGGTTGCGTATTCTTTAGCATCGCCAAAGTCTACACAACGATCAAACTGATGCACCGCCTCTAATGCATCTGAATAAGACCAAATGGCTACGGGTGTTCCGTCATAGTAAATAGATAGTTTATACATTATTCATTTACCCAATCTAGAGTTAGTTCATCTTCAGTTTCTACAACGCATTCGCAAGGCTCTACGTCATAATTATTTTCATCGCCCCAGAATAAAAATCCAGCGCCACCGCATTCATCACAAGCCGCAGAAATAATTTCTACGTATTCTTTCATTCTAGCCATTTAGGTTTTCCCCTTCGTTTGTTTTGGTAATTGTAGCAGATAGCACTGACAAGGCTTCCGCCTTGCTTGCTTCACGTTGTGCGATAACGTGCTTTTTGAATTCGTCTAGATTCATTCGAACGCTCCTTCGTTTAGTAATCCGATTTCGATTTGAAATAATTCATCGGGTGTTGCTTCGGATAAATCTACCCAGCCAGCACCTTCTTCATTCATTCTAAAAATTTCAATGTATCCCATTTGTTTATTCTCCTGTCTTTACTGCAAGATAACGATATTCATCTTTTATATAAATATTTCTTGCGGAATAAGTTGGGCGAACTTGCACAAGGTAAGTATCGCAATCGGCATACCATACCGCAGAAGTTTTTTCTGCGTCAATGATTTCACCTGTAAGAGTGCGAGAGTAATAAGTTTTCCCAATGAGGAGGGATTCTACTGAATAGACATTTGCTGACATAAGTTGTCACCTTTCGTTTGTTGAATAATGGAATTGTAGCAGAACAGACTGACATTTTCCAATTCTGCAAGGGTTTGTCTCAATATGTGGAGCGTGGGTTTTGTGATTAATCTCACAAAATTCCAGGGTGTTTTTTATCACACTCTTAACGACACGCCCGACGCCGCAGCTTTTGTGGGCGCATCGACTTTTGTCAAGTCGACACGCCGTTATTTATTTAATTTTTTCTAAAAGTTTTTCTAATTCTTTTAGTTGATCTAGATCAAGGTGATCTAGTTGAATTGCTTTTTCAAATCCAAATAAATCGCTCATTAGTTTAACCCGTTTTCTTTTAGGTCTTTTATTACGGCGATTACTAGCGGGATAGTAACTCCCGCTAGTAGTAATTGGACGGCGGTAGTTAGTAGACGATTAGTAGTCATTACTTATTCCTCTTTCTCTTGATTACTGTATAGAGTGTAGCACCTACTACCGACAAGATAATAAACGCCCACGATTGGGATACATAGAGGAAATCCCCTAGGTCAATCATTAAGCCATAGTCATTTAGTTCAATAGTCATTAGTCATTCCAATCTAGTGTAAGTGCCTTATGCAATTCATCATCATCATAGTCATCACTATCAAAATCTATTGCGCCCTCTGCTAACGCTTTCTCATACATTTCTTCTTCATCAAGATAAACATAAGCGTCGCTTACATCTGCTTGGATAGTATCCCATTTAGTCATCATTACTTTACCTCTACTTCTCTAATGTTGTAAGTGAAACCCTTACCTAGTTTATTTAGTTCAGCGATTACCGCTAAGATTTCTTCAGGCTTGCTAGCCTTTTGATTTACGGCTAATAGTTGAGAGCCTTGCCATAGTGTATAAGTGATAGTCATTATCTGTTCTTCTTTCGTTAGTAGTTATAGTAGGAATTGTAGCGCATAGCGCCGACATTGTATAGCGACACGCCCTAGGGCTAAGTGTTATCTGTATCACATTAGATACAGTTGATACACTCGCAACCCTTAGAGCGGATAAGATAGGCAAGGATTTCCTTGCGTGTATAAGTATCTAATCCATAAGAGGACTTTACGCCTCCGTTATGGTAGTCATGCACGATAGTGCTAAATAGTGTTTCTGTTAGTTGAGTCATTGTATGACCCCTTTCTTTTAGTAGTTATTTATTAAGTTGTTATGGTGTAACCCTATCATAGGCTACTGACATTTATCCCCATTTAGGGCTAGTGTCGTGTGTGAATTACTTCACATTAACTAGAGCGTGTGTAGCGTAGTTACCGCCACACATTACGCATAGAGTCCAAGCGGTTACTCTACCGCAACCGCTAGAGCAAGCGACATAGTCGCTGTTAGTCATGTAGTCGTTACGACTTTCGAAAATTCTGTTTGTCATTTTATTGACCTTTCTTTTTTTAAGTATTAAGTATTTCTTAACTTCTTATAGTATTAACTATACATGGGGGGTCTGACATTTTGCAAGTCGCAACTCGGGCAATTCGGACATTTTAGAAAAGTATTTAGTGTTTTACATCACATTTAGGCTCATTATGGGCGCACTATCGGACAAATCGGACATTCAAAAAGGTGTGTATCGTACAAATTAAAAATATATTAACATTTTGTCAAATTTGAAAAAGCTATTGACTTTCGAAAATACCAAATGTTATACTTGGAAAGGTTTCGGGGGGTTACACTAAGGAACTCAATACACCAAGTAAAATTGGGATTGATCCAGACTCTCCTCTACTTTCCAAAAAGTTAATTTGGGGGGTAGGGGGGGTTTGCTAAAAAATCTAATTCCCAAGTAATCAATAAAAGAAAATACAAATATATAATATATATAAGCAATAAGCAATAGCTAAAAAATTTTTTATTAACATTTGATAAAATCTAAAAAGCAGTCGACTAGGATAATCATGAAGGTTTACATTTACGATCTAGCAATTAAGGTAGCAGTATTGGCGGATTCTGAAGAAGAAGCTAATGCAAAAATGGATCAAGGACAGGCATCACAAATTTCAATGGAAAGAAATCTTTCTTCAACTACAGATATTGCAGTTGACTAGATTTTATAGTACAATATAAAGATGAAATGCAGTTTTTGCAAGAATGACAAGTACGTCCAACGATTAAATTCGAGGGGGATTCTTGAAAACTTTTGCATTGACTGCATTTCTACTTTAAATAACCGAATACGCTAGTCCCTAGGGGATATAGCTTAATCTGGTTAAAGCATTTGTCTTATATACAAACGACTCTGGGTTCAAATCCCAGTATCCCTACTTTAAAGGTGGTATAATAATACTATGATTGATAACATTTCAGATAACGTACCTACATGCGATGTGTGCAGCATGTCCAAATGGGGAGTAGAAATGCGAGAAGACGGAGAACTCGTCACATTTTGCATTGTATGCTCAGGTGACATTGTTCACACTAAAGAAGCAAGAGATGCAGCAGAAGCTCTGCTAAACTCTGAATCAACAACAGACTCTGAGTAAATACTAGTCAACTAGGATTAATATGCATGATCATGAAAATATAGTTTTGGCTACAGGTTCAGGAATAACTGAAATGCAGCTTATGTGGATCATCATGGGAGCCATGGCTATTCATCACATTTGGATGTGGTGGAAAATGAAAAAGAAAAATTGTAACTGTAAATGAACTGGATCCAAGCAACAATTATATTTGGACCTATATTAGTTCTGTTAATAGCATTTTGGGATGATATCAAATGAAAAAACTATCTGCTTTAATAATACTGATTGCGACAGCAATCCTTTCAGGTGCTTTGCTCAATAGATTTTTAAATTGGGCGGGAAATATAGAAATCTTTGATTTCGACCTAAATGAAGATATAGACAATGAACAGTTCTAAATACTTCATCTGGTCATTACTATCTATCTTGGCTATATACTACTCATTGGTTATTATTACTCTATAGTCCATATCTTTTTTCTCCCGCCCTTTCTTGGGGTCTTTCAGTGGGAACCACCAAATATGACCCGTTAAGGGCTTAGAACCCCCGTAGAGGGCTTATAAGGGCTATTTCTTAAAGATGTACCAAAGTCTAAATTTGATCTTTTGAATAATTCTATCTATTTGTTGCTCGACTTTAATATCATTGTGATTATAGCTCTTAGGACTATTCCATAGTTTATAAAAGTGTCTAGGCATAATATAATTATACAGCATGTGGTCTCTTATTTTCGGCGCACTTTTTTCGCACTTTTTGCACTATGTGTCTATATTGTTCGTATTATATATAAATGTCTATAAAAGAAAAATTCCCAATCAGAGGCGGATCCGATTGGGACTTTCTAGTGTATTGCTACACATTATATAGGGAGACATGGTGGTGTCTCTAACCTACACATCTTTATTGTAGAATATGTTTTATTCTAAGTCAACTGTTTTTGCAATGATATCTTCAGCAGGAGGATATTCAATAATCCAACCGTAAGGATCCTTATTTGTTTCTGGGTTATTTCCAAGATACTCAAGATACTCAGGCAGGTTAGTAATTTCTGCTAAAAGTACCATTAGGTCCACACAGCGTCTATGCGGAGCTTGGTGAGTTGTATGGCACTTGTACTTATCGTCTACATTTGGACATACTTTTAAAATTTCCATAAGTCTAAAAACAACCTTGTGGGCAAACTCCATTTGATCTTGACTATATGCCATCTACCTCATCCTTTACTTCAATTGGTGTATATGCAGGTTCAGGACCAAGTAAAAATCCTTTTTCATGATATCCAACCATCTTTGATACTTCTTCCCCGCCAACAATTTTGTCAGCAATCAAAGAAAGTAGATCATAGATTCTGTGAAGCATGATATATGTAACCATTGGAAGGTTGTCTTCAATAGTTCCAGCATCTGATATTACAGCACCATCAGGCAATGTTGATTCATCCATTTTTATTTATCCCTCCATCTGTATTGGGGAAGATTACAGGCATCTTCCATTCATATGTTTCAAATCCAGCAGACTCATATTGAATCTCTTCTGGTGTGTTTATTTGAATTCCTTTTCCGCACATGCAGTTTCCGCACTCACAATTTGACATTATTTGTATTCCTTTCTTTTCCAGTATTTGTTTTTATACCATCCAATAATATGTTTTAAAGATTCACTTCTTGCTAATTTTGCTTCTGCTAATAAATTTGTATTTCTTTCAAGTTTCCACGGCTCTGTTTTAATAGGTATAATTTGTGCAATTGGAGTTCCAGCTTTTATTATACCTTCAAAGCCCTCTCTTAATAAAAATGGCAGCTTGCCCCCATTCATCGGGTAGTTTGCGTCAACAATTCCAGACATTGTTCTAAATGGTAAATCATCTCTATTTAGAGGGTGTGTAATTAAAAGGCTATATCCATCTTCAACCTTAAGTATTTGTTTTGTACTCCATGAAAAATGATTGCTATGAAACCCTATTGGTATTGGTAAAGTTGGAATCATACCAACATTACGCTCAATTATAAAATCTGTTTCTTTGTAATCAAAATCAAAAAAGTTCCAAGTTATTCTAGGACCATCTGGGGTTTGTTCAACTAAAAAATCTACAGGAGCTGGAATATAGTAACCAGTTAAAAAAGCATCCATAAAAGGAGCACAGCTTTTTACAGTTATTGTTGAAGGCATTATGCTTAATTTTCCACCAGAAAATTTTTCTATTTTTTTAAACCATTCGGGCATCACGTTATTCATATAACCAATATGCTCAAAAACTGGATGATAGACATCATACTCTAGTTTTTTATATTTCATTTGTAACCGATTCTACTATTTTTTTATAAACTTCTAAACCAATATTATTTTTGTAATTACAAGAAAGGCAATATAAGTAAATATTATCTTCTAAATCTATATTACATAGGAGAGAGCCTTGATCCATTGGACATTCAAGTCTAGGAACAAGGCCCTCTTCTGATAAGGCTATGTACTTAGATACATATTGTATCTGCATTTGACCTACTTTTTCTGATCAGTCGGGAATTGCAATAGCCATTCCTTTGCTTTTGGGGTCATACCCTTCCAAGCTGACCAATCACTGCCGCCATCGGTCATATAATACGTTATCTCTGCGTTTGTTACTGGGTCGAATAACTCTTTGTTACTCTTTAGGTCGAACTTCTCAAGTCTTTCAGGACCAAGATTTCCGATCATGTTAATCTGGAATATTCCGTAAGAACTATCTCCAGTTTTCCTATTCCCGTTATAGGCAAGCGGTCTTCCGTTAGATTCACGCTTTGCTATTGACCAAGCTTTTTTAAGGCTTGACCCTTCGAATCCTACAGTCTTAAGAAGCAATAGCAACTCTTCGTCTGTAAGCATCTCAGATGGCTTGTAAATCTCTTTACTAAAACTATCTAAGACTTCTTGCTTTAATTGGGCTTCAGTTTTCACTAAAGGTTTTACTACTAAGGCATTTGCAGGCTGTACAGGAAACAAAAATAATGTTATCATTACTATTGTGACTATGTTATGAGCCAAATCACTTACCTGTTGTTTTATTTTCTCCATTGGCATTTCCTCCTCTAGAGATAACGAACTATAATCATAACATTAATTTAGTAACCCTGTCAAGCCAGTCGACCAGAAAGAAAACATGAATATATCTTATTATACAATTAAAGCTGGACTTAATCCTGCAGTCGGTTTTGGCTATGCGGGAAAAAATATAGTTAAATCTTTAAATAACCTTGGTCATTTTGTTACATACGCTGACCCTAAAGCAGATATACAAATTAATTTTACACAGCCTCAACATTTTAAAATGCATAGGAAGCAGTATCAGATAGGATACACTCCGTGGGAATCTACTTCAATGCGCCCAGACTGGGTTGAAAGATTTAATCATTGCGACGAGGTTTGGACTACATCAGATTGGTGTGCTAAAGTATTTAAAGATAATGGAATAACAAAACCAATATACGTTTATCCTCACGGCATTGAAGATTTTTGGGTTCCAAAGCGTAGAGTAGTTAATGAAGGCCAGCCAATAAAATTTTTGCACATAGGCGAGCCATCACCAAGAAAAGACGGGCAGTTAGTAGTAGATACTTTTGCTAAGATATTTGGAAATAATCCAGACTATCAACTTACATTAAAGTGTCATAACTCAAATACTACTAGAATGTATAATAAAAATAATGAATTCGTAACACCAGATACAATATATTCAAATATCAAAATAATAACTGATGAATATCCAGAAGAACAGCTTTTAAGCTTATATCATAGTCATCATGTACTTTTATATCCTACTTGGGGTGAAGGATTTGGCTTTATTCCTCTTCAAGGCCTTGCAACAGGAATGCCAGTAATATCAACATATGACTGGTGTCACTATGAAAAATATTTAGGCCCATTAAAATTGAAATCTAAACTTACAGATGAGACTTTGCCAAAATCAGTTGGCGATGATTACATAGGAAAAATGTTTAAGCCAGATGCAAAGCATTTAGAAGATCAAATGTATGAAGCAGTAATTAACTTCAAAGCATATTCAGGATATTATTATGCACAAGCAAACAATATTCATAAAGAGTACAACTGGGACCAGTTGACTAAGAATGCATTTGATCATTTAGTTAAAAAATTCTCTTAACCCCTTCCCCTTTAAATGCTTCTTTGGTAGAATAGGATCTTCACTCAAAAAATTAAACCGCAAGGCGGAGAAACAGGTATTATAAATGTCAAAGACTATTGCTAACCCATATGAAAACTTTATTGCGCTATCTCGATATGCAAGATGGATTCCAGAAGAGAATAGACGTGAAACATGGGGAGAAACAGTAGATCGCTATTTTGCGTTTATGCTAAACCATTTAAAACAAAATCATAATTATATTCCAGATGAAAAGCTTGTAGCGGAATTAAAAGACGGTGTATTTCAAAGAAATGTCATGCCGTCTATGCGCTCCGTTATGACATCTGGAGCAGCATTAGAAAGAGATAACGTTGCAGGATATAATTGCTCATTTGTCCCAGTAGATAGCCCAAGATCATTTGATGAAACAATGTATATTCTTATGTGTGGTACAGGAGTTGGATTCTCCGTTGAATACAAGTACGTTAATAAACTTCCTGCCGTCCCAGATTCTTTTGAGAAGTCAGACACAGTCATTGTTGTAGAGGATTCAAAGCAGGGTTGGGCAAAGGCTTATCGTGAACTACTAGCACTCCTTTGGACTGGACACATTCCAGCAATTGATGTTAGCAAAGTTCGTCCAGCTGGTGCACGTTTAAAGACAATGGGTGGACGCTCATCAGGACCACAACCATTAATCAATTTGTTTGATTTTACAATTGCAAAGTTTAAAAATGCAGCAGGCCGTCAACTAAAACCAATTGAAGCACATGACATCATGTGTAAAATAGGTGAAGTTGTTGTTGTAGGAGGAGTTCGTCGTTCAGCAATGATTTCTCTTTCTAATATTAATGATATTGAGATGGCAGCAGCAAAGTCAGGCAACTGGTGGGAAAATAATACACAACGTGCATTATCAAATAACTCTGTTGCGTATTCACGCAAGCCAGAGATGGAACAGTTTATTGCAGAATGGAAATCTTTGTATGATTCAAAATCAGGAGAACGAGGCATATACAATGTGGCCGCAGCTCAAGCCCAAGCAGCCAAGTATGGAAGAAGAGATCCAGATGTACACTATGGAACTAACCCTTGCTCAGAGATTATCTTACGTCCTTACCAGTTTTGTAATCTTTCAGAAGTCGTACTTCGTGAAAAAGATACAGTTGAAGAGGTTGCAAATAAAGTACGCCTTGCAACAATTCTTGGCACGTGGCAATCAACATTAACAGATTTCAAGTATCTTCGTAAAATTTGGAAAGACAACACAGAAGAAGAGCGCCTACTTGGAGTTTCTTTAACAGGACAATTCGGACACAAATTCTTTTCAGGAAAAGAAAATATTAAAAAGCTAGAAGATACTTTAAGCGGTCTTCGTGAATATGCAAGAGAAACAAATAAAGAAGAGGCTGGGAAAATTTGGATTCCTGAGTCTGCAGCTATTACATGCGTAAAGCCTTCTGGAACAGTGTCTCAATTGGTCGGGGTATCTTCAGGAATGCATCCATGGCATTCACCATATTATATTCGTACAGTACGTGGCTCAAAGGGAGATCCAATCTCTACATTTTTAAAGGAAGTTGGAATTCCTGTAGAAGATGATGTAATGAAGCCAAATGATACATACGTATTTTCATTTCCAGTTAAGGCACCAGAAGGTGCAATTGTTAGAAATGATCTTACAGCACTGGATCATTTGAACACATGGCTTGTCTATCAACGTGCATGGTGTGAACATAAGCCATCTATCACTGTTTCTGTAAAAGAAGAAGAGTGGATGGAAGTCGGTGCTTGGGTGTATAAGCATTTTGATGAGGTTTCTGGAATTTCTTTCCTTCCTCATTCAGATCATACATACAAGCAAGCTCCTTATCAAGAAGTTGATAAAGCAGAGTATGATGCACTTGTTGCAAGGATGCCAAAGAGCATTCGCTGGGAAGATTTATCTTTTTACGAAACAGAAGACGGAACTTCAACAAATGCTACGCTTGCATGTACTTCAGATGGCAATTGTGAAATAGTAGATATATCTGCCTAATATGGTAGAATTATAGTATTGGGGTAAATCCCCAAAATTCTGGGCACCCCGCCCAAAATGGAGATGATAAAATGGCTAAATTCAATAAGTTGGATTTAAACAAAGACGGAAAGGTAACAATGACAGAACAGATCTTAGCAGCACTTGGAACATATGCTCGTGCATTTCTTTCAGCAGCAATTGCTTTGTACATGACTGGCAATACAAACCCAAAGGACCTTCTTCTAGGTGGAGTAGCAGCAGTTGCACCAGTAATCCTTAAGGCCCTAAGCCCAAGTAACCAAGAGTTTGGTTTTAAGGCTCCAAAGTAAAATTTAATACGAATTAGGGATGCTCCTGTGCTAAAATAAGTACAGGAGTTTTCCTATTTTAGGAGATATTATGTCGGCGCAAAAGAATTTTGAGATTGATCAAAACACCACCTTTTCATTTATTGTTGAATATAAAGACAATAATGGAGCTCCTATAGCTTTAACCTCAGCATCAGCAAAAATGCAAGTTCGTGATACAAAAGGTGGGTCAAAATTAGCCTTTACTTTATCATCACCAACCAGCGGAATTGTAATAGATCAGCCAGCTGGAAAACTAACAGTAGTAATGACTGCAGCACAAACAAATAGTCTTTTCTATCCAAAATCTTCTTATGATATTATGGTAACAGATTCAAATGGAAATAGAACAAAGCTTCTTGAGGGATATATAACTCTAAGTAGATCGGTGACAATATGAGCGTAGATAAAGTAGTAGTAACGGAAATAAAAAATGATGTCGTTATATCCTCTCCTGGCCCACAAGGCCCAAGAGGAAAAACCATACTTAATGGAAACGGAGCCCCATCAAATTCACTAGGGCTCGAAGGTGACTTTTATTATGACAAGGTCACAACAAGATTTTATGGTCCAAAAGTAAATGATCTTACTTGGGAGAATGCTCCAAGCTACCTTTTAAGCACAGGAACTCTTACTTATACATGGAACATAAACCAAGTAACAGGACCAGTTTCTGGTGTATATCGCCTTGTTATAGTCCACAATCTAGGATATAACCCTAATGTGACTATTAAGAATAGCGCAGGGGACATATTAGAAACGGGAATAGACTATAATAGTATTAACCAAATTACACTGACGATGGCACAACCATTTTCAGGGACAGCGTACCTGTCCTAAAGGAGAAGAAAAATGTCAAGATTATTTGTCACGAACATTGACCTCAATAAAAATGAGTTGCTCAATGCAAGAATTCAGAATTTAAGTTCAGCACCATCAAACCCAGTACTAGGTCAGATTTACTATGACTCATTAACAAATGTAATGTACTACTACAATGGGCTTGCTTCTCCTAATGGCCCATGGATGCCAATGTCTGGATCTTCAGAGGTTATCCAAGATCTCATTGGTTCATCAGTTATTGGCGGAGTTGGTTTAACATCAACATACAGCGATTCTGCTGGAACACTAACAATTGATCTTGATAATACAGCAGTAACAGCTGGCTCATATGGATCAACAACAAAGATTCCAACTTTTACAGTAGATGCACAGGGTCGTTTAACTGCTGCAAGCGAAGCAGACGTAGCAACAAACCTTTCAATTGCAGGAGACACTGGAACAGATACTGTTAATCTTTTAACTGACACATTAACTGTTGCAGGTGGAGAAGGAATTGATGTAGCTGTAACAAATAATACAGTTACCGTATCAGCAGAAGATGCAACTTCGTCAAATAAAGGTGTTGCAAGCTTTGACTCAACAGATTTTACAGTAACATCAGGCGCAGTAACATTAAATGCTGAGCGTGTACAAGATATCGTTGGCGGAATGGTTACAGCTCCAAATACTGAATCAGGTATTTCTGTAACATACGATGATACAAACGGAAAATTAGATTTTAATGTAGCAGATCCTACAATTACTCTTTCAGGAGACGTAACTGGTTCTGCAACAATGACAAACCTTGGCGATGTAACAATTAATGCTACTATTCAGCCAAACTCAGTTGCACTTGGAACAGATACAACTGGAGACTATGTACAAAACATTCAGGGCACAGCCAATGAAGTAACAGTTTCTCCTACATCAGGTGAAGGAACAACAGTAACAATTGGTCTTCCAGATGATGTAACAATTACTAATAATTTAAACGTTGGCGGAAACTTAAATGTAACTGGAACAATTAACTCAGTAAATACCACTCAGGTAAATATTGTTGATAATAAGATTAACCTTAATACAGACTTTACTGGGGCTCCAACAGCAGATGCTGGAATCCGTGTAGAGCGTGGCGAAGGTACAGATGTAGAGATTCTTTGGAATGAAACAGATGACCGCTGGACATTAACAAATAATGGAACTAACTATCATGCAATTGCAAGAAAGTATGCAGCGAATCTAGCAAATCCATCAAGCTTAACATATATTCAAGTAAACCATAACTTGGGAACATCAGATGTCACAGTTCAAGTTTTTGAAACAGCTGGTTCTAAAGCATTAGTTGAAGCAGATGTAGAGCGTACTTCTGATGACGCAGTAACAATTAAATTTGCAACAGCACCAGCAAGTGGAGCATACAGAGTCGTAATTACTGGTTAAGGAGATTTAAATGTCTGTAAAAAGATTAGTTCCCCTTAATGCCGTTGAATTACTAACAGATCCAGCACCAGGCCGTGTTGGCGATATATATTATAATACTACAGCCTCAGAACTTAGAGTTTGGTCAGGCACAGCATGGGTAGCAGTTGGTTCTGCTGGCGAACAATATACACTAGAAAACCATATTCATACATACGATGGCGACATTCATACCGTCTATGCAGGAAACTATAATCCAGCTCTTACAATATTTGACGGTGGAACTTCTGCAGCTCAATACGATGAGACAAGAGATATTGACGCAGGTACATTATGACAATAAATACATCTGTAAAACATAAAAGAGGAACTTCTCTACAATGGTCTACCGCCAGCTATATATTAAAAGATGGCGAAATTGGAATAGATACAACTCTTTACAAGATTAAAGTTGGTGACGGAGTAAAAACTTGGTCGCAGCTTCCATTTGTTGCAGCTGATGTGACAGGCGCTACAGGAGCTACAGGTTCAGCAGGTGCTACAGGCGCTACAGGCGCCACAGGTGTAATTGGATCTACTGGTGCCACAGGCCCTACAGGTGCTACAGGTGCTACAGGCGCTACAGGCGCACAGAGTACTATACCTGGACCCACAGGTGCAGCAAGCACTATCCCTGGACCCACAGGCCCAACAGGCCCAACAGGACCTACAGGATTAACAGGTGATATAGGGCCCATAGGATCAACAGGATCTACTGGTGTTACAGGCACTACAGGTTCAACAGGTGCTACAGGCCCTACAGGCTCAACAGGTGCTACAGGCGCTACAGGTTCAACAGGAGCTACAGGACCAGCAGGCGCTACAGGTTCAACAGGCGCTATAGGTGATACAGGCGCTATAGGGTCTACAGGACCAGCAGGGCCAACAGGTGCTACAGGCGCTACAGGCGCTACAGGCGGAGACTCCACAGTTGTTGGTCCAACAGGACCAACAGGCGCTACAGGCGCTACAGGTGAAACAGGTGCAGCTGGTTCTACTGGCCCAGAAGTTGTTGCTCCATTTACTTTAACTCAAACATCAAATAATGCAAATTATCCTCTTACAATATCTTCTGCAAATCAGCAAGGTGGCGGAGCAGGATATTCTGATATATTAAAAATTATTAACTCTAAATCTGGTGCAACAAACTCAAATAAATTTTTGCGTATGACAGACTCTGGATCACTTGAAATTATTAATAGTGCCTATACTGCTTATCTTATGAATTTAGACAACAGTGGTAACGTAAGCTTCCCTGGCTACGTAAGAGGTGCAGCTCCAGGATCTGTATTAAAAGATACAATGCTTAGCAATAGTGAAGTTACTGTTGTTTCTACAACAATTGCAGCATCAACAACTTCCACAAGCTTTATTACTTATAGCTACACTCCAGTAAGCGCATCTAGCTATTTGATTGTAAACATTCATATTTCCAAATATAGCCAAGGTGGTACAGTAAATGATGATTACTATTCACAACTTCTTGTTGATGGAAGCGAAATAGCTTACGGATACTCAAACTATAATACTGTTTCAGGCGGAAGTGGAAGAACGGGAGTTCTTTTCCCACTTACTGGAAGATACACAAATACAAGCACAAATGCAAAAACAATATCTGTAGCAGCCAGAAGAGGCACAGCGGATGATAGTATTACTATTGATAATAGTGGAACATCAATTTGGCTTAGAATTACTGAGGTGGCTAGATAATGGCAGTTAGAATTCAAGTAAGAAGAGATAGCTCAATAAACTGGACATCAAATAATCCAATTTTACAAGTTGGTGAATTTGGTTTTGATACAACAGTAAATAGATTTAAGGTTGGCATTGCTTCAAATGACACATCTAGGTGGAACGCACTTCCTTATTTAAATGTTATTCCAAGCGAATTAGCTGAGCTTGCTCAGGATGCAGTAGAAGCAGCAATTGCGGCAGGAACTGGAATTGCTAAAGTTTATAATGACAACGCTAACACTATTACTCTTTCAGTAGATAGCACAATTGCTAATAAGACATATGTAGATACTGCTATTTCAGGATTAGGTAATACGGTGTCAACTGGGTACATCCCCTTATCTCTTAAGGGTAACGTAGACGGAGTTGCAGAGCTTGATGAAAATGGCTATGTTCCACAAACACAATTAACAAATACATTAAACGATATAACTTATTATGTTGATGGTGCAGTTGCGGGAATAGTTAATTCCGCTCCAGCAGCCTTAAATACATTAAAAGAATTATCAGATGCTTTAGGAGCAGATGCAAATTTTGCTACTACAACAGCCACAGCATTAGGAACAAAAATAACTGCAACAAGCCAAGACACACTTAAAAATAAAATTATTTCTATATCAAATGGAATTACTTCAGTTTCACAGTATGATACAACAGCAGGATTTTATGGACAAAATAATATTCCAGTAATTCAAAATGGCGGCTCAGGTGCAGCAATCAATATATCAGGTACAGGTGTAATTACTGTTGCATCTTCTGGAATTGGATACACTTCTGGTATAGCTATTATTGGCGGTGGAACAAGAATACTAATTGAAATTGGTGGCAATACGCTTACTGGAACAAAAGCTCAATTTAATGCTGCAATGACAGATGCAGATTTTGCAACCTTAACAGGTACAGAAGAATTGTTAAATAAAACTTTAAACTCTCCAATAATTAATCAGCCATCTGGACTATTGAAGTCAGATGTTGGCCTCAGCAATGTAGATAATACTTCTGATTCTAATAAGCCAATATCAACTGCAACACAAACTGAGTTAGATACTAAATTAAATAAGCTTGTTCAAACAAATGCACAAGCAGGTTCATATCAACTTACAGTAGGAGATGCCTTTAAGTTAATTGAAATGAGCGGCGGCGGATCCTTAACAATACTAGATTCTGGCCTATTTCCAATAGGATATACTGTAGATATTTTACAAACTGGATCTTCTCAGGTAACAATTCAGGGTAATGGTTTTACTCCAAATGCTACGCCAGGGCTAAAATTAAGAACACAGTGGAGTTCTGCAACTTTAATTAAAAGAGCATTAAACTCATGGGTTGTTCTTGGCGATTTAACCGCTTAAAAGAAAGATACATAAATGGCAATTAGGAACTTTGGTAAACATGGCAGGCGCAAAGTGTCTGTCCCAAACGTAACTGGATCAACCAGGTCTAATGCTCAAATAGCAATTACTTCAGCTCAATTAACATACTCAGAGTCTTCAACAAATACATCCGATATTGGTCTTTCGCAAGTAGTTCAAAGCCAAGGAGTTTCTTCAGGGTCTGTTGTTTTAATAGGAAGTAATATCCCATTTACTTATTATAACTATGTCGCACCCCCAGTCGTTCCACCAGTGGTTCCACCAGTCAACCCTCCAGTCAACCCTCCAGTTGTTCCTCCAGTAACCCCACCAGTTGCACCTACAATTAATTCAATTACAGAGTCATCAACATGTACAACTATCTCTATTAATTGGTCAGGAAGCAATGCTGCTTCATATGCTGTTACAAATTCTACAGGTTGGACTTCTCCTACATCAGGTGAAGGCGGAAATTCTGGATCTTGGACAGGAACTATTGGTGCTTGCGGTACTACAAGAACAGCAACCCTTCGACTCTACTCTGGCCCAGGACAAACTGGACTTTCAACATCACAAGCGTTCTCTATAAGTACAATATCTTGTGCTACCTGTTTCCCTCCAGTGGTTCCTCCAGTGGTTCCTCCAGTGGTTCCTCCAGTGGTTCCTCCAGTCAACCCTCCAGTCAACCCTCCAGTCAACCCTCCAGTCAACCCTCCAGTGGTTCCTCCAGTGGTTCCTCCAGTGGTTCCTCCAGTGGTTCCTCCA